TTTACACATCGCAAAAACACACCCTGAGTATATACATACTAAATATATAGGAAGTGCTAACATTCTTAAAGGAGTACCCTTTGAGGAACCTGTTGACGCCCCTAATTTAGATGCAATTGCTATGGCAGTTTTTAACGAACATAAGGAGCAATACCAGAAACTTTTTGATAAAGTTACTATGTACCCCACAACTCATACTAAAGAGCGCTATTACGCTCGATTAAAGAAATGTGATGCACCGAGGGTTTTACCAGCTAATGAGAGACTTGATCTAGCAAAGGCTTATACCCAACGTATGTTACATTTCTTACATGGTGTTAAAGGGAATTCAGCTTGTAAGTTTAACCCTAAAAGTACTAGTGGCACTCCATATAATAAGTTAAAAGACACTCTTGGTAACCCTTTAATGCACAAAGGGGAGTTTATGGCCTCTCCAGATCTTTATAAAGAAATGGATCGAGACCATGATGCATTGTTCCAAATAACCACTAAACATGAGTTTTTGGCTGCATTAGAGCTCCTTATTGGCAAAACTCGGTTATTTTTTTGTGGTGAAACACCTTTAACAATGAAGCAGAAAATGCTTTATGATAATATGTCTGAAGTTTTAATGGCTCATGCCCATGATTACCTCAATAATTGGTCTCGTTATGGGTTTGTAAAACAATATGGTGGTATCGATTCTCTTGCAAATGCACATTTATCATTACCTAGTCAATTAGACATAACTGACTTGCGTGATTTTATTCATGTAACAAAAGATATCGTGAATTGGGACCTTAAAGAACCAATGAACCCTGTTGTATACGAACTCAGAAAAAATCTATATGGTTTTATGACTGAAATGGAGGAAAAATGGCATACTCAGATTGCTGAATCTATGGCTCGTCCATATTGTTCAACCGTCGATGGTCATATTTTACAAAGACAAACTGGTAACCCTTCGGGAAGTGGCGCAACCACAACTGATAATACCATTGGTCACATTGTTATTACGTTTTATGTGTATATCTCTCTTTTTGCTGAACTTTATGGTTATCTCCCTGAATATGAAGATGTTGTCGAATTTCTTTTGGCCTCTTTATATGGTGATGATGACCTTGAGACTACGTTTTTGCGTTTTTGGATTGAGGAACCTTTCTCTCCTGATGCTATTGAACGTTATAAGTCAAAAGTTAGGGGTTATTATAGTGAATTTGGAC